AGGATCGTTAGCATTGGCAGGCCGGCTGCGCACTGTGCCGCCTTGTTGGTCACGATCTAGATCAGCTTGGGTCCTTCCTCTTTCTGCATTGGTAGCTACCGTACCGGTGTCGTAACTGCCAGGTTCCGGAGTAGAGGCAGCGATGTCTGCTGCCGCAGCCGGATTGGATTGTGCAAATTGTTGGGCTGTTTGCCCTTTGCGTCCTGCTGCCTGGCCCATGGCCCGGCTGCGTTCGCGACCGATGTTGTTGCGACGTCTTTCATCAATGACGAATTCATGCAATCGCTCTAGGTTGGCAAACACTGTGCGAACTCCAGCTTCGTTCAATTGAATGCTACGACCGCCACGACCAAGACTTTCGTTTAGTGCCCACTTGCGCACCGTGTCTTGACGATCAACCAGCTGTGCAACAGGCGCAGTAATTATATCAAATCCTTCTAGGATACCACGACCTGCTTTGATCTTGATAGATTCTGTACGTATAGTTTTGGCATTAAACGGGTCTGATTGGGGTGGTGCTGGTGCTGGTGCTGGTGCTGGTCTAATGTTAGGATCTTTGCCAGTGAGATTTACATCATCCGGGCCTCCTTGTGCTGAAGGTGCCGGCGTCTGTGCTGAAGGTGCAGAGCTAGCAGCAGTTTTGGCCTTGGCTGCGGCAGCATCTGCTGCAATACGTTTGGCTGCCATGCCCTGGTCCGAACCATATTGACCCGCATCCATTTTGTTCTGAATGTTTTGCGCCGTCATGGCATTGTCACCGGTGTATGGTCCTTTGTAGGCAGCGGCATCTATATTCTTGGGCAGGATGATTTCTTCGCCGGGATTTAGTAGATTGGGGTTACCACCAGAGCCAAACTTGCCAGGATTAAGTTTAGCCAACTCGTCAGGATTGACCTTGAACTTGGCACTGATACCTGACATAGTGTCACCCTGCTTGGCCACATAGGTTTGTGTTTCGCCGCCAGGAGGAACTACATTGTCAGGCCCAGGAGGAATTACATTGTCAGGCCCAGGAGGAACTACATTGTCAGGCCCAGGAGGGTTCACGTCTGGCTTGAAGGGATTTATTTTGTTTGGGTCGATGTTCTGCACAGTGTCTACTGCGGTATCGATTCCTTGTGCGGCTGCATCTGCTGCGCCTGCCAAGGCCTTGGCTCCTAATGCAGCACCCACTGGACGAGTGGCACGCCCTGCGGCAGTGCTAAACTGCTCGCCTTGCATGAGTCCGTCGATCATTTTTATCGCGCCTAAAGCCAGCACTGGCGCTGCGCCACTGGTCAACAGGCCTGTGAGCACACCTGCCACTCCCCAGAAAAAATTACTGGTAGTAGGATAACGTTGTACTGTTTGTTTGTAGGTGTCCAGCGCCCGTAGCACACGAGAGCCGTCTGGACTCTTGCCCATGCTCTGTCCCGCCATCTGTTTGAGTTCATCAAACTTGGCATCAACGCCTTTGATCACAGTTGTATTCTGCAGGGCTTGGCCTAGAGATTTTATCTTGTTGCCCAAGGCTCCAGCTAGCTCGCCTGCTCGTCCCAATACCGTGCGGTTCTGACCACCTGTGGTCATGGCTTCTTCTGCGCCTTTGAACAGGTTGTGAATGTTGCTTCTGTTGAGAGATTTGCCTTCTGTGAGTTTGTTAAGTTCACGCACCAATGCCACTGCTTCGTGGTATAGTGGGTGGGTCTGTATATCTAGATCGTTATTGTTTGTTAGGTGTTGAAGTTTCACTGCGCATTCTCCGTATGCCCCTAATGAATTTGTTAGGGTCCTGCGCTCGAATGCTGTTTAACAGCCTGCGTTCTAGCTCAGACGCCACATCCTCATCATAGGATTCTCTAATGGTATTAATAAGATTAATGGCGCCTTGTATCACATGGTCAGCACGACTCTCCAGCACATTTTCCTTGTCCTTTTCAACAAAGTAGCTGTCGAGTTCTTCCAGTATGCTACGGGTTTTTTTAAGCACCCCAAGACTCCATTTCTCTATTATTTATTGCAAGTGCATTTAGAGTTTGGCTTATCTTGCTTGGGCTTTGATGCCAGCTAGCATGCTTTTTAACTTGTTTGAACCCAGTTCAGCTTGTACCGAAGCAGTTGATTCAGCAGCTTCGGGCTCCACAGTGCTCTTGGTTTTGATTTGATTCATGATGTTCATGGCCTGTGGACGATGCGAATCCCCTTGTTGATCCTCGGGCAAGTCTGTGATACGCAAACTTTCCATATTGTATTCTAGATCAACCTTTTGTCCAACACCACTGCTGCTACGAGTTTTCATCAACTGTATTTGATAGCGGCCGCGCTCTTTCATGGCTCTTGAAGTAAAGATACCAAACACATTATCTGCTGTGTTAATTTTACTAATACCACCGGAAATATGGCTGTGATCAAATTCAATTTCTTCCACAGCACTACGATTCAACTGACTTGCAGTGATCAACAGTATGTTGAACTCTTTGGCCAAATTGCGTAGTTCTTCACTCACATACTTGTCTTTTACAAACAGATCGTTTGGTGATACCTTGGCACTCACTGGCATAAGCAAGTCCAGATAGTCCACCATTATGTAGTCTGTTTTCATTCCGGTTTGCACTTGCAATTCTTTTAGATACGCACGAATGTCATTGATGTTGCTTTGTGCTGGCATGTATTTGATACGCAAGGCTCCGGCCTTTTTACCTACCAGCTTGATCTTCATTTCCACCGTGTCGATATCTTTGAAGATTTCACGAGTGCTCACATTGGCCAGCATGCTGTCTATGCGCATGGCACACAGGCCTTCACTGAGTTCTAGCGTTAGATACACACCGTTGAGTCCTGCCAGCGACCAGTTACACGCAATGTTTTGCATGAACAAGGATTTACCAGATCCAGAGCCGCCTGCAAAGATGTTGAGTTCGCCGCGGTTCATGCCGCCAAACAGTTTCTTGTCCATAGCAGGCCAGCCAGTGCTGATTTGTCCGTTGCCTTCTCTAATGGCCATGAGTCGTCCACGGGGATCAGCATAATAGTCAGTGCCCATGTCCTTGGTCAAACTAATCTGTACAGCATCTTTGATCAGTTTTTCCACAGGATTGAACTCGCCTTTTTCGATCAAATCTGCTGCTTTGAGAATGGCTCGCTCAAGTTCTTTTTGTTTGGTAAAACTTTCAAACTCTTCCATGAACCAATCAAAGTGTCCGTCGCCCAAGTCGGGTATGCTTCGCAGTTCAACTCCAGTAACTGCTCGCACCTGTTCTAATGTGGGCAGAGTCTTGTGTTTGTCTGAGTGTTCTTTGACAAACTTGGCCACGCTTCTGAGACTGCGGTCAAAGTTTTCATCGTTGTAGATGTTTTGCACACGCACAAAACTCTGTGAATCATGCAACATCATTTCAAGGAAAAGTTTTTGTATTTCTGTGTTATATTCTTTGGTCATAATTGTCTACAAGTATAACTGCAAACTGGCTGCGGATCAAATTGCATTTGCTCATCGTATTGGCCCAATTGAGTCAATACTTGGGTCAGCGTAGTGTTACTTATATTGTATGCTGTTGAGTCAGTGTGGAACTGACTGCGGTAATAGAATCTATGATCAGCAGCATAACAACATGGTGTGTACTGTCCACTTGCACTGATATAATGTTGATTACCTGCTGAACACTTTGGTTGCACCAATCCTGCACCCCTGTGCCATATTAGAGTTTGTGATTGCGGACGCAGAGGATCTGCTTCTATAAAACGATTACTAGGATCCAGTTTCACATCGTGCATGCCAAGATCTTTAGCCATTTGTTGTATGGCAGGAATTTCTGGTTCATTGAAACTAAAAGGCACTACTTTCCATACAGCTCTGGCATCAGAGCTTGCCACTGCCTGTATGCCTTGTGCAATAGTGCCCCAATCACTGTTCACACGATATTTTACGCTGCTTTCTGGTAAACCGTCGATACTAAATTCCACAATGTCAGCCGGAGTCAACATGCCTACCCAAGATTCCCACCAGGCACGATCTCTGTAGCTGCCATTGGTAGTGAGCACAATGCGGCCTTGATTGCTTTTTATAAACATGATCAAGTCGCGCAGATGTTCGTAGTAGATAGGATCTCCTGTGTTACCACAAATGCCCCAGGTGAGATTGGAAATATCCACATCCAAGAAACTTTTCAATGCTGGCAGATCAAGATCTTGATTGTGCCAGTTTTTCCTACCAAACTGTTTGATAAATTGAGTGCGCTCACAAGCAGAACATTCTAACACACATCTGTTAGTAGGTTCTAAGTGAAAGCCATAGATTTTCATTGCTTGCTCTTTAGTTTGATTTTCACAGGATTTTTTTCTACTGTGTCAATGATACTTTTAAGTACAAACAATTTGCCATACTTTTTAACTGCATCAGCCACATCCTTGCACTCAGGATCTTCTCGCCAGACAGGAAAGCTCACGGCCCACCCATATTCTATTGCACGGTTTATCAAAGCTTCGCCTGGCCATACTTCTTTATCACGCTTGTCCACATGACGATCAAAGTCTGGGACCACAATAATATCTCTGCCAAGATCTTCAATGATTTCTGCTTGTGTTTCGCTGATGTCATTGCTTAGTGTGGCCACGCCGTCTACCGCCATGGCATCAAACGGGCCTTCAACTACCAATACAAACTTGGCATTGGGTTGTTGCATGTTGGTATTGAACACATAATTAGGTTCGTAGTTGCTGTGATATTTGGGTTTCACATCAGGCACTACTGCTCTAGCTGTGTACCCAATCAGTTGATCACGCCAATAGAACGGCACAATCACACGCCGATGTAGATTGTAACTGGTATCCGCAGAGAGATAAAAATCATACTTGTTCTGAATTCTTCTTGCATGCAAATACTCGGCTGCTTCTATCAACTGTTCGCCGGCAAGATTCAGTAACTGCGATTCTTGAACAAGTCCGTTTTTATCATAGTCTACTTTGAGTCTGATCACTGTGCATAACTGTGCGATGCTTACACTTTCCTGCGGCAATGCACGAGGGTTGAAAGTAATGTCCACAGGTGGTGGCACTGCATGGTCATCTGCAGACATACTTTCTTTTAGTCGTAGAGCTTCCATGACCAGTCGTTGCACAGTGTTATCATCTGCGCCTAGCCATTTGAGTAGTTTACGGAATTTGAATCCCAGCGGACGCCCTGGGTAGAACCCTGTTTTGAACCCGCAGTTGAAGCAATGATAACTTACACTTCCGTCGGCGTTGGGCAGCATTCCGCCTCGGCCTCTGGTGTCAGCTGATTCGCCGTTGTGTGAGCAGCACACTGCATTAAAACTAATCCAGCGAGAACTGTTCTTGCGCTTTGGCGGCAACAAGGACAATACTTCCTGCTGAACTAAATTATTATTCATCATGCAATTGTAACATCAATGTAAAGAAAAATCAAACTTGTTTTTTGGCACTAAATAACTTGAGCCAAAATTTGGATTAGGAAGTGGACGATCAGCTAAAAGAATTTATCAAAAAATACCCGTTTATAAGCTATGTGGTGTATGGTGGCAATGAATACATAGGCATTATACAAAATGTAGATGATATTCTAACCACTGTGTATGATTTTGGTAGCCTGCGTACAGAACAAGAAAAAGCACTGTTTCTAAACCTAGGTGACCAATGGTGGTGGGAAAGCAATCGTACTATTCCTATCAATGTGTTTCTGCGGCAAGACTGGGTACCTTTTAGATACTCGTTGAAAACCATGAACAGTCGCGATGTGGTAATCAAATTTGGTCCTTACATAAGTCTCAAAGAGATAGCTGCCAAGAAAACCAAACGCCGTTCAATTGTGTTGGTCCGCAAAACTGATTAGATTCATATTCACCACAACCAAGTGCGCATAGGCAACTGCGTGACTTTTCTTAAAATAGTATGCACCGTCATCGGGTCGTGTCCAAACATGTTTGGCAACTTCGCTCCAGGCCATGCCGGCTAGAATTCTTTTGGCAGGCCTGATTACACTCAAAAACATAGCCAACCTAGGAATAGTATCCACAGGTTCTGGCATACGCTTCAACAAGTCCCAGTGATTGTTTACATGAATAAGTTGTTCAAAAAACGCCTTATCAGTGTTAAAACGCTGCCAGTTGGGTGTAGAATTCATCAATTCTAATAGGTGTGCTTCGTCTCGCACCTGACGGTACAAGTTCACATTGATAAAATCAAGTTTGAGATATCCACGATCTTCTGCTTGTTCATAATCCAAACTGGCCAGTCCTGTAAATGGATCTGCAGGAATCATGGTAGGATGCACACCTGTGTTGTGTGCAGCCAGTGCATCATTGCGACGCAAACTGGCAGGTGTGTGTTTGATCAATTGCAGTATTTGTTCGCGGTCTGCAAAGTCAATATCAATGTCTGACTGAAACTTCATAGTCCTGCCTCCCCAAGTACATGTTTGCACCACTCTGCGTCTGCCATGTAGTCTTGTAGCTTGCGATTCCAATAATCAGGATCAATCCAAGGCAGAACAACAGCCAGAAAACTTTGGTCAAGACTGCCAAGAAAATCAACGCCACTAGCACAATTAAACAATATCCAAGGACTAATCCTACCGGTAGTAACATGGTGACAAACACGACTAGCATTAGCATAGCGAAAGTAATCGCGAAACCCGTTTTTAAGATCTGTATGAGTGTCTGCATAGTTTTGCATTTCTTTCAATCCACGCTCAAGTGCGTCTTGCACATTCTCTTTGCGTAGGTACTGCATGAGCCATTCTTCATAGAAACTGTCCTTGCACCAATGATCCAATTTCTTGTTCTGCTTCAACAGCCATTCCAGATAGTCTATAGAATTTATCGCACGAATACCAACCAGGTGCCGTCCAAATTTAACAAATGCACCATAGTATGGACTGGTTACAAAATCTTCATAACTTTTTAATCTAGCACTGCCCTGTGTGACTTCATAGAAGCGCAGATAAGAACGCAGGCCCAGTTGCACTCCTGCTTCTTTTTCCTGCTGCCAGCGTCTTTTTTGCTCGCAGAGATGCGCCGCAAGTGTTGACTCCTTACGGAATTCTGTATTGCAGTATCGACATTTATAACTCTGCTTTAATTCGTTTGTCATCCCAACCCAACTCCTGGGCTTTTTTGATAAGGTCTTGTTTGTTGTTGAGTTTGGCCATGAGTTCAATTTCATCTCTCTTGAGGTGTGGATACAACGCAGCCAGAAATTTCAGGTGTTTGTTTTCATAACCTGAATTTTTTTTCTTGTTTGCAATCCACTGATGTTTGAATGTACCAATACCTGGACTCACTGCTGTGGCGCACAACCATTGCAACTTAGGGTGTTTGGCTATGTCAAAAAAATTCTTGTTAAGGTTTTGATTACAACTCATCACATAGTAGGCTTGAATATTGCTAGCAGCCTGCACCTGGCTGCTCCAACGCAACATGAGATATGTGCTGAATTTTTTGCGTTCTTCATCGGTGAGTTCGTCATAGAACTGTGTGTTCTTACGATCTAACTGCGCCATTTCATTATTGATATCTAGTTTATCACTCATGTTCGACTCAACCTGTAAACTATTTTAACACGATCAAGTGCATCTTGCAAGGCAGGATTGTACGGTGCACGAAACATCGCGTCAATTATCTCTGGGAGATCATATAAACTTTCGGCCTGTACCATTTCTTTAAGATCTGGATTCTTGATCCATACTTCGTGTTCATCCTCACCGTGATGAATATTGATAGTGGTAAAATCTTTGATGATCATTGGTGACTCCGTTTGCCATCAAACACACAATTAAATATCAAATGCATTTCTCCGTCATTGATTACTCGATGAAATGCGCCGTCTGGGATGAGAACAATATCGCCTGACTTTACATCAAAAGGTTCGTCTGTTTCGTTGCCCACAATCATTTTACCATAGCCCTGCACAAACAAGTATACTTCCTCTTGACCTGCATGTCTATGACCTCTGGTGCTTTGTCCCCGATAAAGTTTTGTAGAACTCAGCACCAGATTGTTCAATGTTTTGTTGTCCTTGAGCAAGTAGGTTTCATTGTCTTTGACAACTTCACCGCCCACATCATAAATATTATATCTCAAGTTCATAGCAGCTCCTTGGCTTTGTCATCTATGTAGTATTGACATCTTGATTCAAGATCAAAATTTGCAATAACAGCATGGTGTAAAGGTAATCTTGGTATTTGATCTCTAGGCCTAGCACTAGAGTGATTATGGAAAAATCCCATTCCAAAATAAACTTTGGGCTGCGGTAATCGTTGAGCCACTGAGTGCAACAACACATGATGCACATGTTTATATTCTCCAATGGCATTATGAGTCAACACTATATCAAATTGTACTCCTGTGTCAATCAATTTGTCCAACACTGCAATTTCATCATTTTGGTTGCTCAGCGGCCACTTGTCCTGAAAGCCCAAAAAGCGTGTGGTGATATTTTGCTGACTCCAGTAACTGCTAATCTCTTGCCCCCTGTCACTGTTTTCGTCGTAGGTAAGATACACAATGGTCCAATCCAGTTGTTTTTGTTCTAGCAAAAATGCCTGAGCAAATATCACACAATCATCAGGATGTGCTACCAAACATAAACCTTTTTTTGATTTGTTCTTGATCCAATTAAACATTACCAAACCTTTCCGTAATCAACTACTTCGCACTGTCTGCTGATATCCTTGACAAAGTATGCACACACAGGATTGTTACCAGCTGTTAGTGGTACTGCAAGCAACTGCCCTGGTCGCAGTTTGGGAAAATACCACTTGGTGTCATGATATATATCTACTATTTCAATTGGAAAAAACTCTGGCTTAAAACTTTTCAGTGGGTTGAATGTAAACACATTAAAACCGCGATCATTGATACTGGTCAATGGCACAACTTCTAGATCACCGAAGTCATGTTCACCAATGAGCACTTGCCAATCCACTGGCATCTTGATTGTGTGCGGGCCTATGCGTAGCACCAGAGCTGGACTGTTGAAACTTTCTAAAAATATCAATGGTATGTAAAAGTAATCAGGGTCTCGTGGATTGCTGTTGTCAAACACACAAAATCTTAGGTCATCTACTTCGTCTGGAATTTCGTCCATCTCGAACGCTTGATTATCCAGCGTTAAAATTCTCATTATTATTTTCCTCTTCTTAAATCTTTATTGCAGGATACTTTGCATATGAATCCTTCTCTATGGTTGTGTAATCTATACTGCGTCAATAACAAATCGTTTTTTACAAGCCAGGCACTCATCAATGCATATTCTGTAAACATGGCCTTGTGATTGATTTGTAACATTAGAAGATGTGGGAACAGCGCACCGCATTGTTGTTTCAGATATGTTATCATGCTTTGTACCGTGTGTGTATGACAAGGGCATACACTGGCTTCGCAAGTTCTTAGAGCAAACATGTGTTCTGTAAAACGCAGTTTCATGAGATCATATGCATGTTCGTACTGACTACGATGATATGAATTTGGACCAAACCAAGCGTCATGTGGATTATGTATTGGCATTACTTGTAGCATGCTTTGCCCTTGCGCATTAACAAAATCGTTGTACACAAGATTATTAAAGTAAAAATCCTTGCTGTCGTTGATCACATACCATTCTGTTCTAACCAATTCAGCAACAATAATTTTAAGTTGTTGTTGGCTTTGCCAATCATACACACTCTGTTCTGGCCATATGCTATTGCTCCACAAGTGTCGTATGGGCAGCATCGAAAATCGTTGTACTACAGATTCAAACTCAGGTAGATACTTGTAATGATCATTGAATATCAGCAGCACTTCTTCTAAATCATCTCTGTTGCAGTGGGTCACTAGACTACTAAGGTAACGAGACAACAACAGCAGGTCTTTGCTGCAAGTAACCACTACAAAGGTCAACTTGTTGGCTATTGCCATTCTGATTTCTCCACTGCAAAGGGATAGTTGGCTTCTTTGTAAAAGGCCTTGCGCTTGGTAAGATGTCGTTTGGCAAACTTGCAGGTACTAGTTAGATCCCAGATCTGTACAAAGTCTTTGTCTTCTGCTTTCCTAATACCACGGCCAATAGATTGTATAACCCTAACAAAGCTCTTTCCGGGTTCCACAAGAACCAGATTAAAGATCCTAGGAATATTAATACCCACAGCGGCCACACCATAAGTCGCCACAATAACCTTGCCATGTGCGGTAGCCACCTCATCGTACTCATCTTGACGATCCGTAGCCTTCGTTGCCCCTGATATGAATACTGCATCTTTGATCCTCTCCGATAATGCTTGACCAGCTGCCACACGGTCAACCAAGATAAGAGTGTTGCCGTTGTCTCGTATGCTTTGCACCAAACGGGCCATGTAGTCTAGCCTGCCGCTGGTTTCCAATAGGTATTTAAGCTCGCTTTGATAATTGTTGTATTCCACATGATCAACCAACTGCACAATGTTCACATGACACTGTGCTAGATGACCTGCTTCCTGTAGCGTGGCTGCTTTCAAACTACCAACAACCTCGCCAATGGCACACTTGAGCGCCATGAACTCATATTCTTCCTTGGGTATAGTTCCAGTGAGCCCCCAACGAAGTGGAATGTGACTCATTACACCTGTAAGCAGAGTTTTCAGTGCGTCTGCCTTGGCCATGTGTACTTCGTCCACAATCACGCACACCACATCCTCGAGAAACTCGCCAATGGTGATGTCAGCTTCTTGGTTCTTGGTATTCTTGAGCAACACATTCAGACTCTGCCAGGTGCAAATAGTATGCTGACGACCAAACTCTTTTCTGTCTCCGTAGAACACACCTACATCTAACTGCATGTTGATATAGTCTGCTTCTGTTTGTGTGACCAAGCTCTTGTTTGGCACAATTACTATACTACGACCGTATTGACTTACTGCGTCGCTGAGTGCTGCTGTGATCACTGTTTTGCCTGCACCAGTGGCCACCTCTTGCACACATTGTGGATTCTCAAAAAAGCGATTGATAATTTCAGGCTGATAGTCTCTAAGACGCATAGTCCGACCTGCCATCGGGTGACCTTTGGGCCAGGCAATGTGATTGTAGCTGTCTTCAGTTATCTGTTTGAATTCAAAATTGGTTTTGTAATCTCTGGTATCATCAACTTCAATATTGTAACCTTGCTCGGCCAAATAAGACAATATATCTGGCAGCAGATTAATATAGGTGCTGCCACCCAATTGAAAAAAGCCCACCTTGCCATCCCAACGCCCAAGACGAACTGCTGGCAGGTATCTAGCACCAGGAATCTCATACTTGTACTTGTTGGCAAGCTCTCGCCTGTCTGAAAGTTCTAGTCCTTCAATCTTGACATTGACTTCATCACGGATAATTAGTTTAGCAAACATGTGGTAATTTTAACATAAAAGCAAGAGGCAAATCAACCTGTTGCGCAAAGTTTTTCATAACTTTTCTCAATCAAATCTTTCATTTGTTTGTCATGGCTTTGGTATATTGTGATATGCAGTCTAGTGTAAGGAGTAGGGTTAACCACGGCGTGCCTACGCCCAACATTTATCATGAACACTTTACCGTTTTCAAAAGGTACAATTCCTGCACCTTCAACTGCAAACTCGCAGCCCTGTGGATGATCAATGGCAATATTGATATTGTCTAGCCCATAACAATCATCCTTGTGTAAACCTATCACTCCATTGGGCTCTAACCCCAACAGTCTGATCTTGTGAAACTGTGCATGCGGCCATTGTTCTTGTAGATATTTCACTGTGTTAGGCATGAGAGTGAGAGCTTGCGTTGTCCAATCATTGACGCCTTGCACAGAACCATGATAATCACCCGGATCTTCTGCCCCACGACTGTAGATACCCAGGTTGGTCCAGCCATAACTGTCATGACTGGTAATAGGTTGGGCCAGCATGTGAGGCATAGCAACACGAGCTTCTTGCCGAATCATTTGCCAGGGTATTTCAATATCCAATGACAAGTAAGGTAGCCCACTCTGCCAACATATCCAGTCACTGTTGGCTTGATCCATTTGAGGCACCTGTAGAGAATCTGTTCTTACACTGCGCAGGAAGGCTTGTGTTATCCCTGGTTGATGAGCAAACTCACTAACTTCTTTTCGCATCACTTGCCTAACTTATGATTTAGGTACACAATTTTTTCGCTGTTCTGTTGCATCATTTGTTTGTCAATTCCTGACAACATGCCCGAGTAGCTGACCAATAAAGGTATAGTATTGTTGGTATTGATAGGCTTGTGTGTGAGCAGCACCGGTGTGGTTATTTCTTTAATACTGTCTAGTTTTTTATTCAACAACAAAGTTACTTGATCCTGTTCCAGCTCTTGTGTTACCAACTCATGTTCATTGGACAAACTAGGTGCATAAATTATCATGGGTAATCTATTTACCAGCTGAGCATAGCGTAGCAAGCGACTCAATTGATTTTGTGCGCCAGCCAATTCGTATTCTCTACGCAACATGAATACCACTAGGTCAGGGCCCAGGGCACTGTCAAGTTCTGTAACCAAATCTTCATGCACAGTGTAACCTAGCACACTTGAAAGATCTACCAACTGATGCAGGTGTTCGTCGTCCAAACTCAAACCTTGTGCATAGATGTAGTCTAGCATGCTGGGTGAAGCATTTGTTAGTTCTAATCCTGACTCAGTCTTGCACAGTTGTATCTTGTACGGCTGTTGTTCTACTGTGATAATCTCTTCCAGGTACTGTTCAATTGGTTGGTCAACTTCAAAGTTATGTCCTTTGGCCCAACTTACTGTGAAATTAATGTTGTACTCGCTGACTGCAATGACCCAGACCTTGCTTTCCTTGTCAAAGTGCGCTGACCCTTGTCGTGCTTTCAACAGCTCACGCAGTTGCGTAATCATGTTGCTGTCATATGGAAAACGAAGATAGATATTGGAACCATCAGACCAAAT